GAGCGTATTCCGGCTGGCTGGCTGGACAAGTGGGGCCTGTATCAAATAGGCCGATATTGCGATGAGTTGGTCCCGGATGGGTTTGGTGGTCAGGAGCCTCGTTTTACCTGCAACGTGTATCTGCAGACGGCGGCTGATGCGTATCGCGTTCTGCAGGACTTGGCGTCGGCGTTTCGGGGTATGGCGTACTGGGCGAGCGGCGCGGTTTTTGCCGTTGCGGATATGCCTGGTGACCCGGTTTACACCTTTACGTCCTCAAACGTGATTGATGGCCGCTTCAGCTACGTCGGTAGCCCGTTGAACACGCGCTATACCGTCGCGTTGGTGTCATGGAATGATCTCTCCGACATGGGCCGGCAGAAGGTTGAGTATGTCGAGGACCGGCAATCTCTGGGCCGCTATGGCCTGAAGCAAATTGAGATAAGCGCGTTCGGTTGCACGTCGCGCGGTCAGGCGAACCGCGTAGGGAAGTGGGTGTTGCTGACTTCGAAAATGGAGACGCGATCGGTGTCCTTCGCGGTAGGCCTGGACGCCTGCCGCGTTCGGCCAGGCAACATCATTCGTGTTGCGGATCAGCATCTGGCCGGGCGCCGGATCGGCGGCAGAATTCGTGAGGCCACGGCTACGGTCGTCACGGTCGATGCGAAGCTTGGCGTGCGTGTAGGGGACCGTCTTACGGTCAACCTCCCCAGCGGAATTTCGGAAACGCGGATCATCAGCTCTGCCGTCGGGCAGGGGCTGACGGCGGACTTGACGCGCTTCACGGTGGACTCGACCGAGTTGACCGCAGACCTCGTGGGCTTGCCTGACACCGTACTCGTATTGACCGTAACGGCGCCGTACTCCGAAGTTCCCCAGGCCGAGTGCATTTGGACGTTGGAGTCGGAGGAGCTATCCGCGCAACGCTTCCGCGTCTTGAGCGTCAAGCGTATTGACGGAATGAAAGCGGAGATTTCTGCGATTCAGCACGAGCCGGGGAAATTCGATAATGTGGACTTCGGAACTCGTCTTGATCCGGCGCCGATCACCGTCGTTCCTCCGGGCGTTCAATCGCCTCCTTCAGATGTAGCGATTGCATCTTATTCGGTAATCGATCAGGGTTATGCAAGTCATACGGCAGTCTTCTCATGGAAGCCCGCTGCGAATGCAGTGGCGTATGAAGTGCAGTGGCGCCGCAATAATTCGGACTGGATCAATTTGCCCCGCACCGGCTCTACCAGCATCGAAGTGCCCAACATCTACGCGGGCGAATTTCTGTGCCGTGTTCGTGCGATCAACGTGATGGATGTCGGTTCCATTTGGGCCACCTCTACCCAGACGGAATTGGATGGAATTTTGGCGCCGCCACCCATGGTGACGAGCCTGACGGCAGCATCGTTAGTGTTTGCTATCCGACTGAAATGGACCCTTCCCACGTCACCGTCAATCATTGAACGAACGGAACTCTGGTATAGCGAAGCGGCGGAGTTTTCAACGGCGCAGAAGGTCGGTGACTATGCTTATCCGCAAGACACCTCCACGCTGATGGGGTTGGCCGCAGGTACGCGCTTGTATTTTTGGGTGATTCTGAGGGACCGCAATGGCGTGGCGGGGGCTCGTTACCCCGCGGGCAACGGGATGCTGGGTCAATCCAGTTCGGACGCTGCGGAAATTTTGGATTATCTGAACGGCAAGATCACTCAAACGCAGCTGGCGAAAGACATTCTGGCGCCCATTGAGCAGATTCCGGTATTGGACACTCGCATTACCCAGGAGGCCGCTACAAGACAGGAACAAAGCGATGCGATGGCGCAGACGATCAGTGCCATCAGCGCAAAAGCTGATGAGACGGCTGGTCTCATCAAGGACGAGAGTACCGCCCGCGCTAATGAAGATGAAGCCCTCGCGGAGCGTATTACAAGTGTTCAAGCCGTTGCAAACAAAGCCTCCTCGGCAGTGGATATAACCGCTAGAGCCGTTGCAAAAACCGACGAGGATTTGGAGGCTATGTGGGGCGTCAAGACTCAGCTCTCGGCCGGCGGCCGCAACTACATCTCCGCTATCGGGGTGGGCACGTCAAATACTGACGGCGTAGTTGAGTCTCAGGTGTTGGTGGCCGCTGACCGCTTTGCCGTTATTCATCCCAATGGTCCGCAGGTCACTACGCCTTTCGTGATTCAGGGTGGCCAAGTCTTCATGAATCAGGCGCTCATTGGCACGGCTTGGATAAAGAGCGGGAACATTGAATCGCTGGATGCAAGCAAGGTGACGTTCGGCCAGATGAGCGGTGACCGTATTGAAGTTAATACGTTGGCCGCGAACTTGGTAGATGTCAAGAGGGCTTATATCAAGATGGCGCACATTGACGAAGCGCAGGTCGATACGCTTCGACTTGCCCCAGGCTCCGTGGTGGCAGGCCAAACAATGCAAGTCTATATGAGCCTAGGCGTGACGTCAGGCGTAGATAACGCCGCTATGTCCATTTCCATTCCATACGGTGCATCCGCAACGCTCATTTTCTGGTCTTTCGAGACCAGCGATTGGGGGCCGGGTCAGGCGGGTCGAACGCCGTTGCGCGTACATTCAAATTGGTACGGAAATGTCCTGGACTCTGCGGCAGGGGGCGGGGTGCAAGCGAACCCCACGAGTGCCCGGATCCTACATCAAGGATTCTATTCCGGTACCGCTGTTGGGGCGGGTGTACACACCATAACTGTCTTTGGTCCGCGGCCCATCAATGGCATTGCGACCACGTTTGGTCACGTGTCCGTACTTTCTTTCCAACGCTAGGAGAATGAGATGACCGACAAGTTCGGAAATCGGTCTGTCCAGGAATACGACTTTCCGGACGACCACACAGATACCTGGACCCTGTTTGATCCGGTTCATGGTTTGGCGCGATACACGCTTATCGGACCTTGGAAAAATGCTCGGCTTACGGCGGAAAACGGAAAGATGGGAGTGATTCCCGGAGCGGCCGATCTAGACCGCCATTGGGTTCGGCAAAACGAGTTTCAAGAGCGACCGAGCATGCCGATTGTTGTTGATGGGACGACCATTCGGAATATCCCTGTGCCGTGCTCCTTGGGCATCAACGGGAAGGGCTTTGATGACGTTGTTGAAGACCACATCGAGTTCGAATTTCCAGAACCAGGCTCTTATCGAGTCGAGATTTTTTGCGAACCCTACATTTTGTGGAGCCACACTTTTGAAAATTAGATTCAAGCCTTGCTACCGGTCTAAGCGGACTGCGGACTACCCCCCCATAGCGGAGCAACTGGACGCGCTTTATCACGCGGTGATGGCAGACCCTGCTCTTGCTGAGAGGCTCCAGAGGTTTGTCGAGCCGATCCGTAAGGTGAAGGAAAAGCATCCGAAGTGATCTTTTGGTATTCATAGCCACCATCAAGCCCGCCTCCCCGCGGGCTTTTTTTCACCCCACAGGAGGCCATCCTGCACACCCTACTCAGGAGCACCCCTTCTATGGAACCCGGCTCTACCAGCCTAGGCGGTCTTGCCGCCTTAAAGGTCGCGATGGCGTACGGGATTCCCGCCGCCATCGCGGCCATGCTTGGCTTATTGATCATGCCGCCACGGACGATTAGAGAATTCACGGTCCGCACGGTATCCACCGTAACCTGTTCCTTTCTCTTCGGCCCGGCGCTGGCCGCATCGGTCATTGCCTGGAAGCCCGCTTTGATGGAGGCCATGACCTGGCTCGCCCATCATGGCGCGGGCACCGACGATGCGTTGCTTGCCAAGTTTTATGTGCTGGGTCCCAGCATGTTGTTGGCCGGCTTACCGGCGTGGTGGGTGTTGGGTGCGTACATGCGTTGGATGGCCAGCATGCGCAAAAAAGGGGTGCTGGAGTGGCTAGCCGAGGCGCGTGCCAAGGTATTGGGCACACCCGGTAATAGAGGAAACACCCATGACCCTTAACTCCCTCATCCCCATCGCCATCTCCCCGGCGCTCGCTTTGCTGCCGCCCGCCATGGCCACCCCCGCGGCTCGCATCCTCTTGCTTGCCATCGGGCTTCAAGAAAGCCGATTCCTGCACCGCCGCCAGATCAACGGCCCGGCACGCGGGTTCTGGCAGTTTGAGAAAAATGGCGGTGTCCTCGGCGTGCTGACGCACCCGTCCAGCCGCGACGCCGCCCACAACCTGTGCGCCGCCCGCAACGTTGCCCCGCTATCCGCATCCGTCTACCCGGCATTGGAAACGGACGATGTGCTGGCCGCAGGCTTCGCGCGGCTGCTCTTATGGACGGACCCATGGCGTTTGCCGGCGCCCGGTGATGCCGACGGGGCTTGGGCGCTGTACTTGCGTACCTGGCGGCCGGGCAAGCCGCATCCGCATACGTGGCCGGCGCTGTATGCCCAAGCCCGCCAGGCAGAGGAAAGCTCTCATGCGCACATGGCTTGAGCGATTCAACAAGATGGTGTGGGCCGCTTTCGGGGCCATCGCGTTATTGGTGCTGGCGTACTTGCGCGGACGCGGCGCCGGCCGCGCGGCCGAACGCGAGCAGCGCGATGCGCGCATCAACCAGCAGGCGGATCATGCCCGGCAGGAGACCAGAAATGTGCAAGATCAAACGGCTCGCATGGATGACGCTGCCATTGCTGCTGAGCTTAAGCGCGACTGGGTGCGTGGCGCCGGCCCGGGTGGGCGTTGA